TCCGCTTCGCTCATGCGCGGAAAAAGTCGAGTTAATCCGCCTTTCTTCGTGTGTGCCTCTTGAATCTTGCCATTGACTACCCCGGCCAAAAGATTTAAGCATAAAGACTGTAAAACATCGCCGGCTGCGTTTATGTTTTCAACGTCCATAGTGGGGACATCTGCCGCGTTTATTTTAATAACATCGTTGCCGTTTTTCTCGATTGTGACGAAAAACGCTTTTTCTTTCTTCGTTGCCATGGTGCTCTCCTTCATAAAAAGATACCCTACGCTGGGTCAGCTCGCGCTAATGATTAACGCATGATCAACATTATACACCAGTCAGCGAGATTGTCAAACTCTAAATAGAGGAATTTGCACAAATAGACGCGCATATACGCGCGCGCGAGAACACCGAGACCCACTATACCCCACCCCCCTAATTTACGATGGGACTCCGGGCCATACTTACATGCTATTCCGCTCAAACGGCCAGCGAATTTTTTCAAAATGGGTGCTGCAATGCGGCAAAATTTGCCAGCCAGACCCCCACCCCCTCGTTTTGCGAAACCCCCCGGTATGCCTTCAGGTACCATACGCTTGATTTTTTTGCTATATGTGTGTATTTTCGACGCATGGCTACTGAACATCAGGTGCATGTGCCCATCATAGAGCGCGTAAAGATCGCGTCGTTGCCCCCGTTGTCGGAGCGTGAACGAATCCATGTTTGCGCCATGACGGCTATTGCGGAGCTACAGTTGGGTGCTGACATTAACATTTCTGAAGAAGATGATGCTTTGGCGCAACAAATAGTTGTTGACGGGCGTGCGCCCACTTCGTATGAGCGAACGAAACCTGGGCTTATCATTAAGCTGGAGGCGTTGCTGTCCGAATACGATTATCAGGTCGTTCATGACGCGGTTTTGCTGCGAACATACGTCACGAACCGTCTCATTTTGGAAAGTAATGACCCGGACCCGAAAAATAGGCTCCGTGCGCTCGAGATGCTTGGAAAAATAAGCGACGTTGGGCTTTTTGCCGACAAGAAGGAAATTACGGTCACGCATAAGTCCGATGCAGAACTGGAAAAAGAGCTTAAAGAGTCGCTTGCAATCCTGCTCGACCCGAAAGATATTACTGACGTGACGGAGTTTGAGGAGGTGCCGCCACCCGAGCCGTCACCAGAACCGACAGCCGATGACATCGACGACGCGATTGAAGACCTCTAAGCACATAACGGTGGACCCAGACAGCTTCGACCTTGATACGCTCACGCCGGAGCAGGTGCGTTTTGTGCTTAAAAACGCGCATAAACTGCCTGCGGCGCGGAAAAATGCGGTCATTGTGGCTATAAAAGAACTGACGCATCGGCGTAAGGCGCAGAAATGCCGCGAGTCCTTGCTTGACTTCGTTGTGCACGTGGACAAGAACTACAAGGTAGGTGCCCATCATAGGCACTTAGCTGCGTTGCTGGAAGATATGGCGTTCGGCCGGAAAGACCGTGTTACTGTATCGATGCCACCGCGGTTTGGTAAGTCTCAGCTTACGTCAGTGTATTTCCCTGCGTGGTATATTGGCAATTTTCCAGACCGCCAAATAATGATGGTAACGCACACGGCGGATTTGTCGGTCGATTTTGGTCGTAAGGTTCGTAACCTCGTAGATTCTGAAGAGTTCAGGACCGTTTTCCCTGACGTGACATTGGCGTCCGATAGTAAATCGGCGGGTCGATGGAACACCAACAGAGGCGGGGTTTACTACGCCACGGGTGTAGGAGGCGCGATTGCCGGTCGTGGCGCGCACTTTTTATGCATCGATGATGCTGTAAATGAGCAGGACATACTCAATGGCAATCTTGATGTCTTAGATAGAGCGTATGACTGGTATGCGTACGGGGCACGAACGCGTCTCATGCCAGAAGGTTGTGTAGCAATCGTTGGAACCCGGTGGTCACAGAACGACCTGATTGGTCGTGTTATCAATGATATGGTGCGTAACCCTGACGCGGATCAGTGGGAGGTTGTTGAGTTCCCTGCGATACTGGATACCAGCACGACGGATGGGGCGGGCGAGTCCGTCGTAGTACAGAAATCGCTGTGGCCGGAGCAGTGGTCGCTGGAGTCGCTCCTTCGTACCAAGGCATCGATGCCGCCGTTCCAATGGAACGCTCAGTACATGCAGCACCCGACGGCTGCCGAGGCGAGTATCATAAAACGGGAATGGTGGCGACCTTGGGAAAAAGACGATCCGCCCGTGTGTGAATACATAATCATGTCGCTTGACGCGGCGGCTGAGAAAACCAACCGGTCTGACTTCACCGCGCTGACGACGTGGGGCGTGTTTAACGCCGAGAATGAAGCGGGTGAGATGCAGGCTAACATTATCCTACTCAACTCTATCAAGGAGCGGTGGGAGTTTCCGACGTTGAAGCGTCGGGCATACGAAGAGTATGAGGAGTGGCAGCCCGACTGGTTCGTGGTTGAGAAGAAGTCGGCAGGTACAGCGCTCTACCAGGAGATGCGAGCGGCTGGCGTACCCGTGCAGGAGTACACCCCGCACAGGGGGACCGGTGACAAAACTGCGCGCCTTAATTCCGTCTCTGATATTTTCGCGTCTGGGTTGGTCTGGTATCCTGCGGGCAGGCGATGGGCCGAAGAGGTCGTCGATGAGGTGTGTGGGTTCCCGTCCATGCCTAACGATGACTTGTGCGACTCGACGGTGATGGCGTTGATGCGGTTCCGTAATGGCGGTTTCATCCAGTTACCGAGCGACCGGTGGGACAGGGAAACATTCAGGCAGGTGAAGGCTGCGTATTATTGAGTTCGTATCGGGTTTTACCGCAGTCCCACACGCGGTAAATATGGTTTTCGGTGCATAGGTCTGATTCTGATTTTGTCTCGTCGTATTTGTTGCCAAGCAACGTTTTTAGCCGGGCTTTACGCACGTTTGATTTATGGACACGTGTATCGCCGCCCGCTAAAATTACTTTATAGTCCGGCCCTTTCGTTTGGACTTTCGTGAACCCTATGGACTCATACAGGCCGCCATCGAACTGGGCGTGGTCGCAATAAGTGATCAGGGTATGCCAGTTCTTCACTTCGCGTTTCCAGGCGGACAGAAGTTTACTGGCCCCTCCTACGATCCGCTTTTTGGCGACGAAGCGGACTAGCTCGACGAGTCCGTCATCCGTATTGCCACGTATGCTACGCGCTGTAGAAAACCCCATCGCGGCGACGACCTCACCGTTGTGCTCAAGGCCGTAATACATGGCCGGGGTGTACCCCTGGAGGTGGTAGGTATTGAGCAGCGACTTCGCCTCGCTCGCATCGAGCAGGCGGACGGCCGTTGTGCGGGCGTGAAGGCACTCTAGTTTGCCCAGTTGTGCAGCGATCATGGTTTCTGTGGCTGTCCGGCGATAAACCCAGTCGTCAGCCCATATATGCACAAGCCGCCCGCCAGCGGCGCGTACCGCTGCGCTCTTGTTGAAGTGCCTCCACTTCGCACCGTCGAATGCGTCAGAGTGGTAATACAGCCCGTTGTACTCGAAACCTATGTTCTTTTCTGGAACCCACGCATCGATCTCCGTGGGTGGGGCTACTTTTCGAGTGCGAACAACGGTGAAACCAAGCGACTCTATGTATGCGCGCATTTCGATTTCGCCGGTTGACTGACGTTTGGAGCAAACAGGGCAACCGTATTTAATGGCCCCGTCTACCCGTTGTTCGTATGTGTGGCCCTTCCCGCATGTTATATGGACGCGGTCATGCACATTTGCGGCGTCCTGGAAGTCGTACGACGCGCCGGTACTCTTGTTCGCAATAGCCAGTTTAATTCGCTCCAGACGAATCATGGCTGCTTCTTTTGGCTTGTCTACCTTGGCGCACTTGGGGCAACCCTGCCCGCGCAGGTGTGCGGTTGGCCTCTGCTCGAACGCTCCGTGTACGGTGCACAAGATTCGTACTTTTGTTTTTGCGCTGACATAGTTGGAACCGGTGTAATCGTAGGTGTCCCCATGCACTGCCTTGGCTTCTTTTATGAATACGTCATTTGTTTTCCTGTTAACACCAGCGCACTTCGGGCAACCAGAACCGTTTAAGTGTATTTTTGCCACTTGCTCAAACGCGCCATGAACAGGGCACATGACGGTGACGCGGGCATTTATGTTTTTGTAGTCCACCTTTTCGTACCCGTATCGTGTACCATGAACGTTTCTTGCAGCCGCGATGAAACTGTCTAGTGGTTTGCGTAGCAACTCAGCCGCACATTTGCGGCAGCCGGACCCGGACAGATGTTTTTTGGGCGTTATACTGAACGCGCCATGAATAGAGCACGTCACCAATATATGCGTGTTTTGCGCTACATACGTAACTCTGCTATAGTCGTATTTGCCTCCGTGCACTAATTTCGCCGAGGCAATGAAAGATTCGTTACTATGACGTTTTGCCATTGTGATACTTTATAGGTACGGTACATGGTGAACTATACACCTAAGTTGTCGACAAGTCAAGCGGAATATGAATCTCGCCGGGCCAGGGAGACGAGTACAGAAAGTCAAAATACAGCATTTAAGGACACATCATGGCGATAGACAAATCTCTGGCACAAGCCCCGGTTGGACTCACTGATTTGATGGAGAATCAGGAGCCTGACATCGAAATTGAAATCGAAGACCCGGAAGAAGTAAAGATCCGTGCGGGCGGGCTTGAGATCGAGATCGAACCGTCGCGTGAGATTAGCGACGAGTTTAACGCTAACCTTGCCGAAACGCTCGATGAGCAGGCGCTGACTGAACTGGTTGGCGATCTGCTTGGTAATTTTGACGAGGATGTTTCCAGCCGCAAGGACTGGATTCAGACCTATGTAGACGGCCTTGAGCTGCTCGGTATGAAGGTTGAAGATCGCACGGAGCCGTGGCCCGGTGCGTGCGGTGTGTACCATCCCATGCTGTCCGAAGCGCTGGTTAAGTTCCAGTCCGAGACCATAATGGAAACATTCCCGGCTACCGGGCCGGTCAAGACGCAGATCATCGGCAAGGAAACGAAAGAAAAGCGCGAAGCCTCGTCGCGTGTCCGGGATGACATGAACTACCAGTTGACCGAGGAGATGATCGAGTATCGCCCGGAGCACGAACGTATGCTCTGGGGCTTGGGTTTGGCTGGTAACGCCTTCAAGAAAGTTTATTTCGACCCGAATCTTGGCCGTCAGGTATCTCTGTTCGTCCCTGCGGAAGACATTGTGGTGCCGTATGGTGCGTCCAGCCTTGAGACTGCCGAGCGTGTCACGCACGTCATGCGTAAAACGCCGAACGAGCTACGTAAACTACAGGTCAACGGGTTCTATGTTGACGTAGATTTGGGCGAACCGTCGGCCACGTTCGACGAGGTGGAGAAGAAGATCGCGGAGAAGATGGGTTTCCGCGCTTCCGCCGATGAGAGATTCAAAGTGCTGGAGATGCACGTTGACCTCGTGCTGCCTGGCGATGAAGACAAGGATGAGGACGGCGAGGAGACCGGCATTGCGCTGCCGTATGTCGTGACTATCGAGAAGGCCACGCAGACCGTGCTGGCTATCCGGCGTAACTGGGACCCGGATGACAAGACCAAACAAAAGCGGCAGCACTTCGTGCATTACCCCTATATCCCAGGTTTTGGTTTCTATGCGTTTGGTTTGATTCACCTCATTGGGTCTTTTGCCAAATCCGGCACCAGCCTGATCCGCCAGCTAGTGGATGCTGGCACGTTGAGTAACCTGCCGGGTGGATTCAAAACACGCGGCCTGCGCATCAAGGGCGACGATACACCGATCAGCCCGGCTGAATTCCGCGATGTAGACGTGCCAAGCGGCACCATCAAGGACAACATCATGCCGCTGCCGTACAAGGAGCCGTCACAGGTCTTGTACACGTTGCTCGGGACCATCGTGGAGGAAGGACGTAGGTTCGCTTCGGCGGCTGACCTCAAGGTCAGCGATATGTCTGCACAGTCCCCGGTTGGCACGACCCTGGCCATTCTTGAGCGCACACTCAAGGTGATGTCGGCGGTTCAGGCTCGCATCCACTACGCGATGAAGCAAGAGTTCAAACTGCTCAAGAACATCATCCGGGACTACACGCCGGAAGAGTATGCGTATGAGCCGGAGGATGGTCAGCCGCACGCCAAGCGCAGTGACTACGACATGGTGGAGGTCATCCCCGTATCGGACCCCAATGCTGCGACCATGTCGCAGAAAGTTGTGCAGTACCAGGCCGTGTTCCAGATGGCGCAGGGCGCGCCGCAGTTATACGACCTGCCGTACTTGCACCGACAGATGCTTGAGGTGCTTGGCATCAAGAACGCCAACAAGATCGTTCCGATGGATGACGACCAGAAGCCGCGTGACCCGGTGTCAGAGAACATGGCCGTGCTAAACATGAAGCCTATCAAGGCGTTTATCTACCAGGATCACGAGGCGCATATTCAGGTTCACATGGCGATGGTGCAGGACCCGGTCATTCAGCAGACTGTTGGCCAAAGTCCGAACGCGCAAGCTATTATGGGCGCTATGGCCGCGCATATTCAGGAGCACATCGCGTACGCCTACCGTAAACAGATCGAAGAACAGGCGGGCGTTCCGTACCCGGCCCCCGATGCCGAGATGGACGAAGAGATGGAAGTCGAGATTTCTCGCCTTGCGGCTGCCGCTGCACAGCAGCTACTCCAGAAGAACCAAGCGCAAGCTGCTCAAAAGCAAGCTCAACAAGCTGCTCAAGACCCCATTGTTCAGATGCAGATGCAGGAGATTCAGATCAAGCAGGCCGAGGTTCAGCGCAAAGCCGCGAAAGACGCAAAAGACGCGGAGCTGCGGCAGTACCAGATGGCGGTCACCGCCGCAGAAAAAGCAGACAGGCTCACTCTGGAGGCCGAACGTATCGCGGCCCAGAAAGAAATCGCAGGTATGCAGACTGGTGCGAAAGCCCAGCAGTCCAAAGCCGAGCTGGAGGCTACTGTGCAGATGGAGGGCGTCAAAATCGGCCTCGATGTTGCGCGTAACATGCAGCAGTCCGCACAAGCAGCGGATCTTCGGCAACAACAACCTGTAAAGGCACCTAAATGAGTAACGACATCCTCGCTTATCTCGCGGACAAAATTCGAGATGAGGCGCAAGTAATACTCGCGGATTTGGCTACCGGCAGGGCCAAAGACTACGCAGAATACAAACACTCCACCGGAGTGCTGCGTGGGCTGGATATTGCCGATTCACTCGTAAGAGACTTAATCGAAAGGATGGAAAAAGACGATGACTAGTCTATTTATCGGCACAAACCCCGATAACCCCAATGAGGCAACCGAACTTCCAGATACTGCGGAAGATAAGGCAAAGCAGCTACCAGACCCATCTGGTTATCGCATTTTGTGCGCGGTCCCCGAGACAGAAAGTACGTTTGAGAGTGGGCTGGTCAAAGCGGATATTACGCTTCAGCACGAAGAACTGCTTACTACTGTGCTATTTGTAGTGAAGATGGGTCCAGATTGCTACAAGGACGAAAAACGGTTCCCAAGCGGGCCGTGGTGTAAAACAGGTGATCTTATCCTTGTCCGCCCTCATGCTGGTACTCGGTTGAAAATTCATGGGCGCGAGTTCCGTATTATCAATGATGATAGTGTGGAAGGCGTTGTCGATGACCCACGCGGTATTTCTCGAAACTAAGGAGTGAATCATGGCCGAAGACAAAGCGCCTGAACAGGATTTTGAAGTTGAAGTTTCCGACAAAGACGACGAAGTTCTGGAAGTAGTTGACGATACCCCGGAAGAAGATCGCGGGCGTGCGCCACTTCCGAGGGAAGTGATGGAGGAGCTGGAAAGCGACGATCTCGAAGAATATTCCGAGAAAGTTAAAACGCGCCTCAAGCAAATGAAAAAGGTGTATCACGACGAGCGCCGCGAGAAAGAGCGCGCTTTGCGCGAGCACCAAGAGGCTATCTCCGTAGCGCAGCGTATCCTCGACGAAAACCGGCGACTCAAGAGTACGTTATCCAGTGGTGAAAAAACCCTGCTGGATACGTATAAGCAAGCCGCCGAGCTTGAAATGGAGATGGCAAAACGCGCTTATAAGGAGGCGTATGAATCTGGCGACACGGACCGTGTTGTGGAGGCGCAGGAGAAACTGAACTCCGCCAACCTCAAGGTGCATCAGGTACATAATTACAGACCCACTTTACAATTCGACGAAAATGATGTACAAAGCATCCAACAGCCTATTGAGGCTCCGCGTCTCGACAACAAAACGATTGCGTGGCAAGAGCGTAATCAGTGGTGGGGAACGGACCCGGAAATGACGGCTTCCGCGTTGGGTTTGCATCAAAAACTTGAGCGCGAGAATGGTCGTGATTTCGTAGGCACTGATGAATACTGGAGTCGCATCGACAAAACCATGCGGCATCGATTCCCCGAGTATTTTGGGGGTGATGTAAAAACGGCTAACGGGGGCGGCAAGCCCGTTACGCGCAACGAGACTAAACTCGCCAATGTTGTTGCTCCGGCGACCAGAAGCACTTCCTCCAAAAAGATTGTGCTGCGTCAGTCGCAGGTAAATATTGCGAAACGGCTTGGTCTAACACCTGAGCAGTACGCGAAGGAAATTTTGAAACTGGAGAACGCAAATGGCTGAAACTAGACTTGCTCGCGAACTTGAGACACGGACCGCAACCGAGCGTCCTAAACAATGGATGCGCCCCGAGACTTTACCTGAGCCGGATAAACAGCCTGGGTATAGTTATCGATGGGTGCGTGTGGCCTCCCTCGGCTCCGCCGATCCTCGCAACATCACGTCCAAGATGCGCGAAGGATACGAGCCGGTTCGTATTGAGGAGCAGCCGAAGTTTAAGATGATGGTTGACCCCAATAGCCGTTTCAAGGACAACATTGAAGTAGCTGGTTTGCTGCTCTGCAAGATTCCTACCGAGTTTGTTAAACAGCGTGCGGCGTATTACGATACCCAAACGCAAGCAAGCATGGAAGCTGTGGACAGCAACTTTATGAGAGAGAACGACGCCAGGATGCCGCTGTTTAAAGAGCGTAGGTCCACCGCGTCGTTTGGTCGTGGTAAATAATTTTAGGAGTTCCAAATGGCTTATCCTACTGTAGACGCTCCTTACGGCTTCAAGCCGATTAACCGCGTTGATGGTATGGCGTACGCTGGTGCGATTCGGCAAATGCCGATCGCGTCGGATTACACCGATCCCATCTACAACGGTGATACGGTTGTGATTGTCGAAGGTGGCACTGTTGAAGCTGCTGGCACCACTTCCACCGGCCCTGTGCTCGGTGTTCTGGTTGGCTGTGCGTATACCAACTCTATGGGTCAACCGGTTCAGGGGCAGTTCTTCCCCGGCTCTGGTGTATCCAACGCTGTTGCGTATGTTGTTGATGATCCGATGGCCGCGTTCAAGGTCGCTTGTACCGATGGTACTGACCTCGTTACGGTTGGTCAGGAGATTGTCGGAACCAACGTCCCGGGTGTTGTTGGCACGGGTAATGACGCTACCGGCAATTCTGGTTCTTCGGTTAACGTCTCTTCGGCTGACGATACCGACACCCTTCCCTTCCGCGTTATTGCCGGCGTTGCTGAGACCGCCACCGAAGACGGTTTCGTCGAGGTGATCGTCAAGATCAACCAGCACCAGTACAACGTAACCACCGGCAATGCGTTGCCCGAATAAGGAGTAAGTAAATGGCTATTTCACGCGCACAACTACTGAAAGAGCTGCTCCCGGGCCTGAACGCTTTGTTCGGCCTGGAGTATTCGCGTTATGGCGAAGAACACAAGGAAATCTACGAGACCGAGAGTTCCGAGCGTTCGTTCGAAGAAGAAACCAAGCTGTCTGGCTTCTCCGCCGCTCCGGTGAAGAACGAAGGCAGCGCGATTGCTTACGATAACGCACAAGAGGCTTGGACTTCCCGTTATAACCACGAAACCATTGCCCTTGGTTTCTCCGTCACCGAAGAGGCGATTGAGGACAACCTGTACGACAGCCTGTCGGCTCGTTATACCAAGGCTCTGGCCCGTGCTATGGCGTACACCAAGCAAACCAAGGCCGCTGCGGTTCTGAACAACGGCTTCAACGCCAACTACGCTGGCGGTGATGGTAAGCCTCTGTTCTCCAACGAGCATCCGCTGGTTTCCGGTGGTGTCAACAGCAACGTCCCGGCTACCGCTGCCGACCTGAACGAGACCTCTCTTGAGGCCGCCGTTATCCAGATCGCTCAGTGGACTGACGAGCGTGGTCTGCTGATCGCTGCTAAACCGAAGAAGCTCATCATCCCGACCAACCTGATGTTCGTCGCAACCCGCCTGCTTGAAACTGAGCAGCGCGTGGCCACCGCCGACAACGACATCAACGCGCTGAAGAACAACGGTTCGATTCCTGGCGGCTACGCGGTTAACCACTGGTTGACCGATCCGGACGCTTGGTTCCTGACGACCGATGTTCCGAACGGCCTGAAGCACTTCGTCCGTTCCCCGATGGCCACCTCGATGGATGGTGACTTCGACACTGGCAACGTGCGCTACAAGGCCCGTGAGCGTTACAGTTTCGGCTGGTCCGACGCTCTTGGCATGTACGGTTCGCCGGGTGCTGATTGATCGGTTTTAGCCTCATAAGCTAACCACGACCCCCGCTTCGGCGGGGGTTTATTTTCTCGTATTCACTACTTGACAGACCTAGATTCGTCGCGTATCGTGTTGGTAAGTTAATGGAAACTAGATATGGGACGACCTTCACTCACCACCGAAGACTGGAAAGCTGCCGCGATCAAGGCACACGGCGACAAGTACGATTACTCACAGGCGCAGTACCGTGGCTACGGTTGCCAGATTGCTATCGTTTGCCCGAATCATGGTGTGTTTCATCAGCGCGAAAATAATCATCGGAACGGCAACGGCTGCCCAAAATGTGGTGTCCAGTCGCGCCGTGAAATTCGATCTCACGGGTTTGACAGCTTTGTCGCTGCCGCTAACGCGCTGCATAATTACAGGTACGATTACCCGGATCAGACTATTCTCAACAGTCGAACCAAAGCCAGGATTCTGTGCCCTGTTCACGGCGCGTTTGAACAGATGGTGTACAAGCATTTGGCTGGTAACGGGTGCGCCAAGTGCGGGTATGAAGCGAACGGGGCGAAATCGCAGATTGGCGTAAGCGAGTTTTTGCGGCGCGCCAAAGAAGTTCACGGCGATACCTACGAGTATGTATCGAATTACTACGGGATGCACAAAAACGTCCGTATTCGCTGCCCACTGCACGGTGAGTTCAGCCAGACCCCCAGTAATCATATCGGCGGCGCTGGGTGCCCAAGCTGCGTTGGGAGAATATCTAAAGGCGAAACAGAGTTGGGAGACTTCGTCGAGTCGCTTGGGTTTACGGTTTCTCGTAACGATACGTCGGTGATGGGCAAGTACGAGATAGACATTTATGTGCCGGACAAGCGTATTGGTATCGAGTACAACGGGCTATGGTTTCACAGGGAGCAGCTTGTCGGAAATAAAACACGCACGAAATGGGAACAGTGTGACCTACGAGGCGTCACGCTCGTGCAGGTGTTTGAGGATGAGTGGAAATTTAAACGGCCTATGGTAGAGGCTCGCTTGCGGGCCATACTTGGCGTATCCGACGTGACGTACGCTCGTAAATGCAAAATCACGCAACCTGACACGAAATCGGTACGGGTGTTCCTTGAAGCCACACATACGCAAGGCGTCGGCGCTGGTTATTCGTGCGCGTATGGGCTTGAAATAGGCGGGCAGTTGGTAGCGGTGGCGACGTTCGGCAAAGGACGGTTTACGCATACCGGGTGGGAGCTTCTTCGCTATGCCTCAGTAGGGCGCGTATTGGGCGGTATTTCTAAACTCGTTCATGCGTTTAGAAAGGATTACCCCGATGGCGATCTTGTTTCCTACGCAGACTTGCGGTGGGGCAATGGCGAGGCGTACCGCGCTGCCGGGTTTCGTCTGGTTGGCGTAACGGAGTCGGATTATTGGTGGGCACACCCAACCAAGCTGGTGCGGCATAGCCGGTATAGCTTACAAAAATCGAAAACAGGGTTGCCGGAAAAAGTGTATGCGGAGCGTAACGGGCTTGTGAAGGTTCTAGGCGTTGGCCACAAAAAATGGGTGTGGGCGAAATAAGCGTTGACATATATGGGGTTGGTTTGTACAGTAGCCTGTACAACGCCGGCGGACCCAACGTATGCCCTACAAAATAGACGTTTGCGGTATATACAAAATTGTCAACACAGTAACAGAGCAGTGTTACGTTGGCCAATCGCGGCAGGTTAAAAAAAGGTTAAGCGAGCACTTCAGTCGGTTGCGAAAAAACAAGCACACAAACGCGCATCTTCAGGATGCATTTAACAAGTACGGGGAGTCAGCGTTTTACGGCGCACTTGAGGTTGAGTGTACGGACCCTAAAGAACTTGACGCGCTAGAAAAAGCCTTCGTTAGTGGCGACGCGTGGTTTGAAGAAAACACGGTGTGCGACATTTCATACCCCGCCGATGCGCCGATGCGAGGCAAAAAACACCCTGAGTCAGTTCGCGAGAAAATACGCATCGGGAGACGGGCTTCTACGTTTGATTTCCGGAGCACGACGTATCGGGCTACGTTATCGGCCGCGCAAATGGCTCGTTTTCATTCGGACCCGAAATTCATTGCAAAACTAAAATTTATCCTCAATAATCCGACCATGTCGTATGCGGAACGCGCCAGGATGCTCGGTGCAGACACTAGCGCAGTACGACGCCTCGCGTTAAAGTACAATCATCTGAAAGGGGCACTGTAATGGCTCAAACTCGTTTCTCCGGACCGGTAGTCTCCGACAATGGCTTCGTTGGTGCTTTCACCGGCGGCGCTACCAATCTCAGCCTTTCTGGCAATCTCGCCGTTACTGGCACGTCTACTCTGACTGGCGCGGTTTCCGCTCCGGCTGGCGTCACTGGCAACGTCACTGGCAACGTCACTGGTTACATCATTCTCCCCACTAGCGATCCGCAAGTGGCCGGCGCTCTCTGGTACGACGCCCCGGATATTAAAGTATCCGCTGGCGCTTAACTAGGAGACTGACATGGGTATGCAGTATGATGTTAAGTCTGCATACGCAGACGAGTCAGGCGTGGTCGTCGGGTATCGTACCCGCATCAAGAGCGTGTACATCGACACCGCTGAGTCCGGGACTGACCCAGTGGTTTTTCACGACGGCGAAGATGGCAATGCCGACGTGCTGCTTACGGTCTCTACGGCATCTGCTGGTGGCCGCACGGTCTACATCCCAGGCGAAGGTATCCTCGCTGAAAACGGTGTTTATGTAGACCTCGGTGACGCAACTGCGGTTACCGTGTTTTACGGCTGAGGGTACGGCTATGGACGGCCCAGAAGACCTCGAGCGAATGATGATGGAAGAAGAGCGGTTGCGGAACGCTGTCATAGATGGCTGGCTGATCGAAGATGACGGTGCCGATAAAACACCTAACGCGAAACTTACCCCCGCGGAGTCTTCCCGCGCACGCGACCCGAAAACCGGCATGACCTTTGGCGAGGCGTTCAAGGCCAACAAAGAAGGCTCTACGTTTAGCTGGAATGGCAAACAGTACAAGCGCGAGACCAAGAAACCGGCCAAGACAAGTAAGCCTAGTGCGGCCGCACCAGCGCCTGCCAAGCCCGTTGATACTCGCGTTAGTCGAGGCGGCGGTAAATGGTACCCTGGCAATAAGGGCAACATCCACCCGAGGGGCATGGCTGCCGGTGGTGTTGCATCCGCTTCCAAACGTGCTGATGGCTGCGCCCAGCGCGGTAAAACCCGAGGGCGGGTTCGGTAATGACTACGGCAGCGAAAAAACCCCCGCAGTTCAAGCTATCGCAGCG